CTGGTCGGATACCTCTGATAATCATCGTGGGATTAGCAGCCCGTATTCTTACAACTGTTTTATTAGAAGTGCCGATGGACTATGGACGGATTTTTACTCTAACGCGAGTGCCAGCAACAACATCCCACGCCGCATGCTTTGGCCGCTGGCAATAAATCACTACCGCTATAATAACAGCAGAACTTATGGCTATGACCAGATTATTCGATTGCGCGAAACCTTCGGCACATTTCCATTCCTGCCCTTAATGTTTTGCGTCTATAGCGGACAAAATAAAAGCCAATGGGGTGAAATGGACGGCGCTTATTACGTGCCCGCACAAAATTCCGGTGCAGAAGATGTTATTTCGCATGAAGGCAAAGATTATATCGTCTTTCAAACCGCCCACAGAAGCGGCAATCCTTGGCTGTTTGCAATAAGGGCTGATTAAAGCAAAAGCGCCCTCTCCCCTAACCCCTCTCCCATAAATGGGAGAGGGGAATTCAAGCGGCGCACAATCTCGCTCCCCTCGCCCGCGAGCGGGAGAGGGCTGGGGGAGAGGGTAAAAGGATTAACAGGAGATAAATGAAATGGCTTATTTCACTGGCACGGCGAACAACCCCGCCGATTTATTGCTTAAACTCAAATCCCACGCGACAAGTATTGGCTGGATAACGGATAGAAGCAGCGCAGATGAATGGTGCTGTCATAATTCCAGCGGTTATTGGTCAATTAAAGCCTTTACTGGCTGGCTTGAGCTAGGCGGCAATACCGGCTTTAATAACGCCCAAACATGGGATAAGCAACCCGGGACTTCTATCGCTACGCCCAATGGTTATCGCTACGCCACAGTATTTAGCCTGACCAATGGGCCATTTGTTGCTTATCATCTGTTCGCTACAGAAGATTATCTGCACGCCGTTATTGAAGTTGCCAGCGGGAAATTTCGCCATATCGCCATTGGCGCACTGGATAAACGCGGCGCGCTCTATAACGGCGGGCAATATGTGAGCAGCACGTTCCGACAGAACAATAACGTCAATAATTCTACCTACGACAGCAATCTTTTTGATGATTATGCTTATTCTTCATCTAATTACGCTGGCCGCGTTCGTGTGGACGGGCAGGACGGCGCTTTGTCGCCTAATTGGTTGACCTTTACCTCTAACCAGAGCGGTTCTCTTCAATACAACAGGGCGATGGGGCTAGGCCGTGGCTATGTCTCCTCTTATCACCCCAGCGCGATGTTAGTTTAACCGGCGGCACCTTGCTAATCCCCTGCACCATTTACACGGTCGGTGCAGAAAACCGCACGCGGATGATTGGCGAAGTGCCGGATTTTCGCGTGTGCCGGATGGATTATTTAAGTGCGGGCGATAGCGTGATTGTGGGTAGCGAAACATGGCGCGTCTTCCCACCGGTGGAACGCACCGCATCCGATAGCCAAGGCTCTGGTCTGGTCGGTTATGCCTATAAAGTGGTTGCGTAAATGGCAACCTTTGCCGGATTGCATCTGTCCAAAACGCTGTTAGCCGTTAAAGGTAATCAAAGCGTTAATTTGGATACTGCCCGTGATTTAGCCGACCGCTCCAAAGGGTTTAACAGTAGCGGTGCCAAAGCAGGCAGCGTTAAAACCGTCGGCGCACCGGTTAGCCATATCCCGCAACAACACAAAGGGCTATTAACCGGCAGTCTGGCGCTTAACTTCTATAACCGCCTCTGGTTAAGCCCGCTAACGCTCGAATTAGGCAACTTGGTATCGGCGCAGCAATTCCCCGTTTCATTATGGAATGCTTATTTTACCCCGCGCACTTTAGCCAGTATTAACGGCGTGAATGTCGAGGGGATTACTTTAAGCGGGCAAACCGCGCCTTATCCCATTACCGCTTTGGGCGAGGTCATCTGGCAATTGCAGGCCGCTATCAGTGGTCCGCCGGTGATTGACGGCGCGTTTCATTTTCAAGTCACCGGCGAATGGCCGTTAGCCCTGCAATTAAGCGGCCAACGCATTATTGCCTTTGCATTTGCGCCCAATTGGCAGCGCGGCATTACCGAAAGTCTGCAATGGCACACCGAGATACTTTCCAGCGAACAAGGCCACGAACAGCGCCGCGCCTTGCGCGAAACCCCGCGCCGCTCGGTGAGCGCGGATTTTTTAATCGAAGGCGACGAGCGCCGCCGTTTTGAAGTCGTATTAAGCGAGTGGGGCGCGAGAACATGGGCGCTGCCGACCTGGACGGAGGCTTTATATTTAGACGCGGATTTACCGGCGGGCAGTGATTTAATCCCGTGCCAGCCAGAGGGTTTTTCCAATCTCGCCCTGCTTAGGCAATCCTCCACGCTTTTTGAAGTGGTCGAGATTAAGCAAGTTAAAAGCAGCGGCTTATTATTAAAACGCGAAACCGTTAATCACTGGCCTGCTGGTACGGCGTTATTACCACTGCGCCGCGCGTTTTTAAGTAAACCACCGGCCATTAAACGCAAAACCGATAGCCTGTGGCAGGTGGAGGCGGACTTTTTACAAAACGAAGCGGCGGCTTTTGAGTTAAAGCACAGCCTGCCGACTTACCGCAATCTACCGGTGTTGGAAATCGCCCCCGAAGAAAGCGAAGATTTAACCTTGGCTTTTGAGCGCATTACCAAATTACTGGACAACCAAACCGCGCACCCGCTGTTGATTGACCACGGCCAACGCGCGTTTTATGCCGTCTCGCACGGCTTTTTAGCCGCCAGCCGCGAAGAACGCCGTGCGCTTTTATCGATTGTTTATGCATTAAACGGCAAGCAAAAACCACTGTGGCTGCCGACTTTTGCCGATGATATGAGCTTGCTTGAACCGGTCGGTGCGAGCGCCTTTCAACTGGATATTGCAGCGATGGATTATTCGCGCTTCTTTAAGCCGCGCTCAATCCGTATCGAATTAACCGATGGCACAACGATTTACCGCGACGTACAAAGCGCCACACGGATTAACGAAAGTACCGAACGATTGGGGCTTTCCGCACTGCTGGGTATTGGTTTTAGTCCTTCACAGGTTAAACGCATTAGCTGGTTAAACCTCGTAAGACAAGACAGCGATTTTATCCGCCTAAACCATTTAACCGATGAAGTGATGCAGTGCAAAACCCTGTTTAAAGAGGTGCGTGATGGCCTTTAATGTACTGGAATGGTCATTGTTTAACGGCAAACCGCAGCGCCTGTACCGCTTTGTTATCGGTCCTTTGGTTTTGGGCTACACGTCTTTTGAACGCGAGATTGTGCATAACCATATCGCCTATAAACCGGTGCCGATTAAAGACGACGGCATCCGCCAAAAAGGCGAGGCCAGCGCCGATAAATTAAAAATCAGCGTCCCCTTTGATTTTGAGCCGGCCAGATTGTTTTTAGCCGGTCGCCCCACGATTCATCTGACCTTGTGGGATAAGCATGCCAAGGATGACGAAGCGCGGGTGATTTGGCATGGCGAGCTTATGGAGATTAACCAGAAAAACGCCGCCAGTCTGGAACTGTTTTGCCGCCCGTTAGGCACAAGGCCGATGACCGGTCTAAGTCTAAGCTGGTCGCGCGAATGCCCGCATACGCTCTATGACAAAAACTGCAAAGTGCGGCCAGAGGATTTTCAAGCGCCGTTTACCGTGCAATCAGTGAATGGCCGCGAATTAGTGGCACAAAGTGGATTATCGGGTTTTAGCGACGGTTGGTTTAAAGGCGGTTATATCCGCTGGCAAACGGCAGAGGGCTTGGTCTTTACCCGTGGTATTGCTGGGCATAGCGGCAATCAATTAACGCTGATTAACCCCGCGCCCTTAACCTTTGGGCAGCCTTGCTTGGCGCTGGCCGGTTGCAACGGGTTAATCAAAACCTGCCATGAGAAATTTAATAACGTCGATAACTGCGGTGCCTGCCCGCATATGCCCGGCAAATCGCCCTTTGACGGCGAGCCGGTGTTTTAACATTGTTTCCCCTCTCCCATAAAGTGGGAGAGGGGTTAGGGGAGAGGGTAAAACCGTGGAATACATTATTGCCGCCGTTATTTTTATTATTGCCGCCATCGTCGCTTATGTCACCGCGCCGAAACCGCCCAAACCGTTACCACCCGCCCTATTGGGCGACGGCGATTTTCCGCAGACCGAGGACGGCAAAGAACAATATGTAATTTTTGGTGATGTCTGGCTGCCGGATTGGATTGTATTGGCTTACGGCAATCAACGTACCAGCGCAATTAAAACCAAGGGCGGCAAATAATCATGGAACGTTTAAAAGCGCCCTCTCCCCTAACCCCTCTCCCGCAGGCGGGCGAGGGGAATAAATGCTCCCCTCTCCCATTGATGGGAGAGGGGGCGGGGGAGAGGGTAAAGGATTTAATCATTACCACCGAACATTTACGCAATGTGGACGGTTATTGCGTCGCCGGTGCGCGGGAATTTGCCAAGCTGCACGGTATCGATTTTAAGCAGTTTATTCAGCACGGAATAAGCGCCGAACAACTGATTAACACCGGCGATGCGCTGGCCTTAAACATGGTCGAATTAGCGCAGCACTACGAAGCGCAAAAACAGGCGAGGTGAACGAATGGGCAGCCGCAAAAAAGTCACTGTCGGTTATCGTTATTATCTAAGCCTGCATCTGGGCTTTTGCCGTGGGCCGGTCGATGAACTGGTGCAGATTAACGTCGGCGGTAAAGAGGCGTTCGGGCCGAACAGGCCGGGGCGGACGATGGCGCTTGACGTTAATAACTCCGTTAAAAGTCCCATCACACAAAGCGGCACGTTTTATATCAACGCGGGCAATCTATTCGGCGGCGAGAAACGCGAAGGCGGTATTGCCGGAAACTTTCACTTTTTAAACGGCGAGCCTGACCAAGTCGCGCCCGCCGGATTAAAAAACCTGTTAGGCGGTTTAGTCCCAGCCTTTAGAGGCGTATGCACCGCCTATTACGACGGCCTTGTTACCGCGATGAACCCTTACCCCAAACCTTGGGCGGTGCGCTTAAGACGC